ATGACTGGAACAATCGAACTGGCGGAGCGGACGGCCAGCCTGCCGCTGGCGGCGATATCGACTTCGACGCCGTCCGGCACGAGATCGGGTGCCGACTTGCTCGTCTCCGTGAGTGTTGCCGATCAGACTGAGTTCCTGGACGGGCTGTCAGTCGAGGCGCTGCGCGCCCTGCCCTGGCTGTTCGAATTCTGGGCCCTGCCGCATCAGTTGCCGCCGGCCGGCGATTGGCGGACCTGGGTCATCATGGGCGGGCGCGGCGCGGGCAAGACGCGGGCGGGGGCGGAATGGGTGCGCGCCATGGTCGAGGGCGGACGCCCGGGCGACCGGGGCGAGGCGCGGCGGGTGGCGCTGGTGGCCGAGACCATCGACCAGGCGCGCGAGGTGATGGTCTTTGGCGAGAGCGGGATCATGGCCTGTTCGCCGCCCGACCGTCGCCCGGACTGGAATGCGGGGCGGCGCATGCTGACCTGGCCAAACGGCGCGACGGCGCAGCTTTTTTCGGCGCATGAGCCCGAGGCCTTGCGAGGGCCGCAGTTCGATGCGGCCTGGGCCGACGAGCTGGCGAAGTGGAAGCGGGGCGCAGAGACCTGGGACCAGCTGCAGTTCGGGCTGCGGCTTGGCCAGGGGCCGCGGGCCTGCGTCACCACGACGCCGCGCAACGTCGGGGTTCTGAAGGCGCTGCTGGCCGACCGCTCGACCGTGATGACGCATGCGCCGACGCGGGCCAACCGGGCGAACCTTGCCGAGTCGTTCCTGGCGGAGGTGCAGCGGCGCTATGCCGGGACACGAGCCGGGCGGCAGGAGCTTGACGGGGTGCTGATCGCGGATGCGGAGGGCGCGCTCTGGACGGCGGCGATGCTGGAGCATTGCCATGCCGGGCGGGCCCCCCAGCTTGACCGGATCGTGGTCGCGGTCGATCCGCCGGTGACGGGGACGAAGGCCTCGGATGCCTGCGGGATCGTGGTGGCGGGGGTCTCCATGCAGGGGGCGCCGCAGGAATGGGAGGCCTGGGTGCTGGCCGACCGGACGGTGACGGCGGCCTCGCCCAACGACTGGGCGCGGGCGGCGGTGGCCGCGGTCGACGAATTCGGCGCCGAGCGGCTGGTGGCGGAGGTTAACCAGGGCGGTGACCTTGTGGCCTCGGTCGTGCGGCAGATCGATCCCACCATTCCATTCAAGGCGGTCAGGGCGATGCGGGGGAAGGTCCTGCGGGCCGAGCCGGTCGCGGCGCTTTACGAGCAGGGGCGGGTGCATCATCTGCGCGGGTTGTCGGCGCTTGAGGAGCAGATGGGGCAGATGACGGTAAAGGGCTATGAGGGGATCGGGTCGCCCGACCGGGTGGATGCGCTCGTCTGGGCGCTGCACGAGGTGATGATCGCGCCGGCGCAGAGCTGGGTGCGGCCGAGGGCGCGGGGTTTGTGACGCGTGAGCGCTGGGGCGCGTCGCGCCTGACGGTCGGGGCAGGGAGGGGCGGTCCGGGGGCGGGCCGCCCCTTCTTGCATGTGGGCGGTCCGGACATGGCGCGCGCCGCGAACCTGCCGGTCCGGGGTGTCCGGATCGGCAGGGAGTGAGGAATCAGGGTGGGGCTTGCCCGTCGGGGCCTGAGATGGAAGCGGCGCTTTGCGCCCTGGAGGCCTGATCCTTGCTGGGTCGGACGCCATCACAGACATGGCAGCTCTCGGTTCGGAGGGGGACGTCGGGCTGATCCTCGGGGACGGGCGGGGTCGGCGTCTCAGCTTTGGTGGTCGGGGGAACTCATGGCGCCGCGGCAGGCTTCGCGCGATGTTCGAGATGTTCGTCCGGGGGATGACGCATCGCGCAGGGCCGGGGCGCTGGGCGAGGCTGCGCGAGACGGGGGCGGAGGGGCGGTCTGCGCGGGACAGCCGGTGCCCCGATGGCGCGGGGAGGCCGGCGGATGCGGTGCGTCAAGGCCGGTCAGTTTCGCGGAGTTCATCGGAATCATCCCATGAAAACAATGGTGTTGCGTGGAGTTGGCGATGGCGTGCGGTGGTCAAGGAGGGCCTTAAATAGCCTCCGTCATGTTGGCTGCATTGTTCCTGAGCGGGCATGACAAGGCGGAGGCGCGGGTGTTCGACTTTCTGAAGCGGCAGAACCCGACGGAGGTGGTGGCGGTCCCGGAGGTGAAAGCCTCGGCCGCGGGGGCGGTCATCGCCTGGGCGGGTGCCGGGCGCGCGGTCTGGGGGCCGCGGGATGCGGTGTCGCTGACCAAGAGCGGCTTTTGCGGGAATCCCGTGGGGTTTCGCGCGGTCAGGGTGATTGCCGAGGCGGCGGCGGCTTTGCCGCTTGTCCTGCAGGACGAGCGCCGTCGCTATGAGGTGCATCCGGTGGCCGACCTTCTGGCGCGGCCCAATGCGGCGCAGGGGCGGGCCGAGCTTCTCGAGGCGGTCTATGCGCAGATCCTTCTGACCGGCAACGCCTATGTCGAGGCGGTGGGCGAAGAGGGGCTGCCGGTCGAGCTGCATGTGCTGCGGTCGGACCGGGTGTCGATCGTGCCGGGTGCGGATGGCTGGCCGATTGCCTATGACTATGCGTTGGGCGGGCGCAAGCACCGGTTCCGCGTCGGCGACGGGCCGAGCCCGGTCTGCCATATCCGCAGCTTTCATCCGCAGGACGACCATTACGGCCTGTCGCCGATGCAGGCGGCAGCGCAGGCGGTGGAGGTGCACAATTCGGCCTCGCGCTGGTCGAAGGCACTGCTTGACAATGCGGCGCGGCCTTCGGGGGCGATCGTCTACCGGGGCACCGACGGGCAGGGCAGCCTGAGCCAGGACCAGTATGACCGGCTTGTGAGCGAGATGGAGAGTCTGCATCAGGGCGCGCGCAACGCGGGGCGGCCGATGCTGCTCGAGGGCGGGCTCGACTGGAAGCCGATGGGGTTTTCGCCCTCGGACATGGAGTTCCAGAAGACCAAGGAGGCCGCGGCGCGGGAGATTGCGGTCGCCTTCGGGGTGCCGCCGATGATCCTCGGGATCCCGGGCGATGCGACCTATGCCAACTATCAGGAGGCGAACCGGGCCTTCTACCGGCTGACCGTGCTGCCGCTGGCGGCGCGGGTGCTGGGGGCGCTGGCCAACTGGCTCGAGGACTTTACCGGCGAGAAGCTGGAGCTGCGGCCCGATCAGGATCAGGTCCCGGCGCTTGCCGCCGAGCGCGATGCGCAATGGGCGCGGGTGGCGACGGCGGATTTCCTGACCGCGGACGAGAAGCGGCGGCTGCTCGGGCTGCCACCGCTCGCCCCGGCGAGGGAGGCGCGCGATGGCGGATGAGAACGGGCGCTTCGGCGCGCCTTTCGCCTGCGCGCCGGGCATGCGGCTCGAGGCGCACGAGCGGCTTTCGGCGCTGCAATTCGCGCGGCTGACGGAAGAGATCGACCGGGTCGAGATGCTGGTCGAGCGGATCGAGAAGAGGATGTGGCTGGCCGTCTATGGCGTACTTGCGCTGATCCTTGAGCAGGCTGTGCAATCGCTGATCCAATTGGGACCCTGAGGAGGGAAGATGCAACTGGAGCACAAGTTCTGGCGGCCCGAGGGCGGCGTGACGGTGAGCGAGGGAGCCGTGATTTCTGGCTATGCCTCGGTGTTCGGCGCGACGGATCAGGGCGGCGACGTTGTGGAGCGCGGGGCCTATGCCGCCTCGCTGAAGCGGACGGAGGCCGCGGGGGGCCGGGTCAAGATGCTGTGGCAACATGACCCCGCGCGGCCCATCGGCGTCTGGGACGAGGTTCGCGAGGACGAGCGCGGGCTCTGGGTCAAGGGCCGGATCCTCACGGATATCGTCCAGGGACGGGAAGCCGCGGCGCTGGTGGAAGCGGGTGCGATCGACGGGCTGTCGATCGGGTACCGCACGCTGAAGGCCCACAAGGACGAGGCGGGACGGCGGCGGCTGAGCGAGGTGGAGCTGTGGGAAGTGTCACTCGTGACCTTTCCGATGCTGCCCGAGGCCCGCGTCGCGGCCAAGGGGGATGATGGCGGGGCGCAGGAGTTGCGCGCCCTGGCCGAGGTTTTCCGCCGTGCCGGGCGGGAGTTGGCGCAAGCGCTGGACAAGGGGATCGGGCGATGACGGAAGGTATGGCCGCGTCGGGGGAGAGCCAGTCCCCGACGCTGGAACTGATGACGGCGATGACAGGCTTCGTGCGCGAGTTCAAGGGCTTCGCGGACGGCATTCAGGTGAAGCTTCAGGAACAGGACGAACGCATGATGAAACTGAACAGAAAGTCGATGCTGGCGGGCGCGCGCCCGCAGCTGGCCGCGGCGGTTGAAGCCGAGCCCCTGCACCAGAAGGCCTTTGCCGCCTATCTGCGGGCGGGCGACGAGGAGTCGCTGCGCAACCTCGAGATCGAGGGCAAGGCGCTGAGCACGGCGGTGGCGGCGGATGGCGGGTTTCTTGTCGCCCCGCAGATGGCGGAGACGATCCAGGGCGCGCTGTTTGCGTCCGCTTCGATCCGCGCGGTGTCGACGGTCGTGAACGTCGACTCGGTGGCCTATGACGTTCTTGTGGACCGCACCGAGGCAGGTGCGGGATGGGCGACCGAGGTTGCGGCGGCGACCGAAACCAGCACGCCGATGATCGACCGGATCACGATCCCGCTGCACGAGCTGTCGGCCCTGCCGAAGGCGTCGCAGCGCCTGCTCGACGATACGGCTTTCGACATCGAGAGCTGGCTTGCCACGCGCATCGCCGAGAAGTTCGCGCGGGCGGAGGCCACGGCCTTTGTGAGCGGCAACGGCGTGGACAAGCCGAGGGGGTTCCTCGACTATCCCAAGGTTGCGAACGCGTCCTGGACCTGGGGGAACGTCGGTTTCATCCTGTCGGGCAATGCCTCGGCACTGACCTCGACCGATCCGCTCGTGGACATGGTCTATGCGCTCGGGGCCGACTATCGCGCGGGTGCGACCTTCGTGATGAACTCGAAGACCACGGGCGTGATCCGCAAGCTCAAGGATGCGGACGGGCGCTACCTCTGGTCGGACGGGTTTGCCGCCGGCGAGCCGGCGCGGCTCTTGGGTTATCCGGTGCTGGTTGCGGAGGACATGCCGGATATCGCGGCGGGCGCGCATCCGATTGCCTTCGGCAACTTTGCGCGCGGCTATACCATCGCCGAGCGTCCTGACCTGCGCGTCCTGCGCGACCCGTTCTCGGCCAAGCCGCATGTGCTGTTCTATGCATCCAAGCGTGTCGGTGGCGCGGTGAGCGACTTCGCGGCGATCAAGCTGCTGCGGATCGCGGCGGTCTGATTTCTCCCTGCGGGCGGGGCGAGGGGCCCCGCCCGTGCGGTCAAGGGGACAGAGCGGAGAGGGATGATGCTGGTCGAAGAAACGGGCGTGCCCGATGCGGCGCTGCCGGTGGCGCGCCTGCGCGATCATCTGCGGCTGGGGACAGGGTTCGGTGAGGACGGGTTGCAGGACCCTGTGCTGACCGGGTTCCTGCGGGCCGCCATGGCGGCGTTCGAGGGGCGGACCGGCCAGGTCCTGATCGCGCGAAATTATCTTTTCACGCGGGAGGATTGGTCGTCGTTCGATCGCCAGCCCTTGCCGGTGGCCCCGGTGCAGACGGTGACGCAGGTCGCGGTGGCCGATGTCGCCGGGGTGAGCGTCGTCCTTCCGGGCAGCTCGTGGCGTCTGGTTCAGGATGCGCAGCGGCCCGAGGTGATTGCGGTGGGGCTGTCCTTTCCGGACGTGCCCGAGCGGGGCGAGCTGCGGATCAGGTTCCGGGCGGGGTTCGGAGACAGCTTTGCCGCCGTGCCGGCGGACCTGCAGCAGGCGGTGCTGCTGCTGGCCGCGCATTACCACGAGTTCCGGCATGACACGGGGCTTGGCGCGGGCTGCATGCCCTTTGGCGTGACCGCCCTTCTGGAGCGCTACCGTGTCGTGCGGATCGGGGGCGGGGCATGAAGACGCCGGTGCTGGGGCGCAAGCTCGTGCTTGAAGGCGCGGCGCGGGTCGCGGATGGGGCGGGCGGTTTCGTCGAGACCTGGGCAGCGCTTGGCGTGCATTGGGCCGAGGTGCGCCCCGGCAGGGGACGCGTGGCGGAGGGCGAGGGTGTCGTGCTGTCTCAGGTGCCGTGGCGGATCACGGTTCGTGCGGCGCGGCCGGGGTCTTTGGCCCGGCCGGCCGCGGGGCAGAGGTTTCGCGAGGGCGCCCGCATCTTCCTTATCCTGGCGGTTGTCGATGCGGATCCGGGCGGGCGTTACCTGACCTGCGAGGCGGATGAGGAGACGGCAGCATGAGCTATGCCCTGGCAGGTCCGTTGCAGGCCGCTGTCTTTGCGCGGGTGAAGGCAAATCCGACCGTTGCGGGGCTGGTCGGCAACGCGGTCTTTGACGCAGCACCGCCGGGCGCCTTGCCGGCGCTCTACATCTCGCTGGGCTCTGAGGTCGTGAGGGACCGGTCGGACAAGTCCGGTGCGGGTGCCGAGCATGAGTTCACCGTCACGGTCGTGTCGGATGCGGCGGGTTTCGCCAGTGCGAAG